TGAAAACCGTGTTATATTTCTTCATCTTAATAGATGGTCTTTAGCCTTTGCGACTGGCAATTATGGATTAGATCCGAACAAAACCTGTGGTAAACGCTATCGCGTCCCATTTGCTTTTGGATATTAGGAATTTCCATATTTTGTACGGCAATAGTTAGACAAACCTACCTATTATAGTGAAGTTTTATTTCTGATGTTGATTAGGCTCTAAAACATTAGCTTTATTTCTCTATAAGCCTAACCCTTTTAAACATAAAAACTGCACTCAATGAAGTGTTATATTTTCTTTATATTTTTAGTTGTTGTATATATTGGTAAAACAAGAATTAAAAGCCACAATAAAAACTGCAACCTTAAGTTGTTATACGGCTCCTACAACCGGAGCTCTTATTTGATCGAAATTTGATTTTTGTATTAACTTGAAAGCCTGGATATTTCGCACTCTTGTGCTTTATCTTTGGCCCTCAAACAATCTCTCCGTTGTACCTATTAATGATACAATTATGTTGGGTAATCTACACGTGTCCCGGAATTTTACTTAACCAACTTTTTGTTGATAATCCCCCGTGATTGGACGGATAGGAATAGATCGACATTGTTTGATAAGTGGAGTGATGACTCTATTACAAATTGATTTATAAGATCAAATTTGTTTCCCCTGGCAAGGAAACACGTTTTGTTAGTCCCCGTTATGGACTAGCCGTACCCTGAACCAGGTACGTTAAAAGAACAGGTTTTCACCAAAAAGTACACGAGCAAGGAGTTAGATAAAATGCTAAACATGTTTCGACGCTTTTTCGGAGGTGCAGATAGCGCTGCACCATCTCCCCGACATTCGATTGACTTGGATAAGGAAATTGAGAATACAGTTTGTACTGTTTTTCTTCCCCGAAGTCATAGCGATCGAATTAGGGATTCAATTCTGCGTAATGTCAAGAAAGTCCCTTATCCTCTACCAATGGAGGATTTGGTACCTTCTTTTAGACTACTTGATGATTCTCTATACGCAGTATTGATGAAGCAAAGATTGGATTTATCCTCTTTGCCTTCTCCTAGCGCTTCAATATCTTCGCAAACGTATTTCCTTTTTGGTTATATTCGCGCGGAATTGGATCGCTTCCCCCTTTCAGCAAAGCTTTTGGAACGTTTTTATCAGTTCTTTTGTGGTTATGCACAAGCTATGATTTCCCTGGATCCCCCTGGCGTCATTACTGATATGACTAATCCAAATATTCTTGCTTTTTTCACTAATGGTATTAGATATGAACTACATCCATTGGTGGTTAGAGCACATGCTTTTGATGAGCTACTTGCAAGTACCCCTCGTATTGAGATGGAAGTTATTGATCCTTTTAGTGGGGATTACTCTCTTCAATCTTTTGAACAAGACCATGTTGTGGCATATCTTCGAGATTCAATTTCTGATAAGAAGAACGCTTGGGTCTTAGATAAGCTCGAGTCGGTACTTTTATTTCTTGATGATCTTTCAGTTAAGAAATTGACTTACCGTCACATTTTAACAAGTTCATTGCGCTTCGCAAAAATGAATTTGAGTGGCTCCTTATTGGAGAGATTCATGAAGTTGAATCTTTTCGAATTTGTTGAGGGAGAGGAGGAATCGGATGTTCTTTTAGATGATCTGACCCCCCAATCCATTGACACTTTGGAGTTCTTTACAATGCTTAGATCTAATTTCCTTCTTACAGAGGGAATTATTTCTTCTCCATTGTATAAGAAGATGAAAAAATTGGTCTTTTTTGTTCTCTCTCATTCCATATTGGATAAATTTGGTGTGAATTTCGACACTTTCGGTTACACTGATTTTGAAAAAATGGCTCTTGAGAAAAAGTACAATTCTCGTGCTGGTTTCATCCACACCATTTTAGATTTCACAACTTTCATTTGTGAAAGAGGAATCTATGTTTACCGCACTGGTAACTTTGATGGTTTCTTGCACAACAAGATGACCTATCAAAAATGGTTTGATTCCAGTGAGTTGTTACAAAGACAATCTCAGTTAATGCATAATCCTGAGGCCCATGGTTTTACTGAATTTGAATTTCGTGCCAATCTGGCCCGGACTGTTGAAGAAGGTGAGGCTATTTTGCGACATTCAAAAGATTTTGATGCCGCAGAGTCTCGTTTTATACGAAAAAGTCTTTCCAATTTATATTTGATTGATTCCGAATTGACTACTAGACAAGCAGCAAGGGAGAGCAGAGATGCTCCCTTTTCTGTTCTTGTTTGTGGTGCTTCCGGAATTGGAAAATCATCTATTAAGGATATGCTTTGTAAGCATTTTGCTAAAACAGAGGGCCTTCCCTTAGAAGATCATTTTGTTTATACGCGAAATCCTGCTGCTAAATTTTGGGATGGCTTTTCAACTTCTATGCACACTGTTGTTCTTGACGATGTTGCGTTCATGAATCCAAACAAGGCCGCTAATGGCGATCCTTCTGTTCTTGAATTCTTACAAGTTGTCAATTCAGTTCCCTTTGTTCCTGACCAAGCATCGCTCGATGAGAAGGGACGTACGCCTTTAAAAGCAAGATTTTGTTTGGCTACGACTAACACTGAACATTTAAATGCTCACGTTTACTTCTCTTGTCCTGCTGCTGCTCGAAGACGTTTTCCTTATATTATTGTCCCAACAGTAAAGACGGAATATCAACGCGACGACGGTAGTGGCATGTTGGATTCTACCAAAGTCCCCACTGTTCCTGGCTATCAGGATAGTTGGAATTGGGTTGTTAAAAGAGTTTCACCTTTAGAAGCTGATCAGCATGGGGTTCAGGGTGCTTCAACTGATGTGATTTTTTCAACTGGTGATGTCAATCTTTTCCTTCAATGGTTTTCACAAACTATTAAGGCTTTCGATAAGGACAATGATACGATACGTCGCAATTTGCAGTCAATGAATAACATCACTATATGTGGTCACTGCTTCTTAGACTCAAAATTGTGCAAGTGTATTGTTTGTGCTGGATGTAGTGAATTCATGGACAAGTGTGAATGTGAGATACAATCTGTTCACATTTTTGAATTTGGTTTTCTTTCAGCATGGTTCACGCAGTTTTGCTTATTCCTAATGTGGCAAGATTTCTTTGAAATTCTTTATAACTACACAGGATTGAGACCTTTTCTTTGGATGCATGCTCATTTGCAGACATACATAAATTTAAGGGCTGTAAAAGAATGGAGCACCTATAAGGTGCATCAAATTCGTCGTATGGGTTCTCGTATTCATGATCAATATACACCAGAATTTGTTGTGGGAACTTTAGTGGTTCTTTCAACATTATATGCGGCCTTTCGTATGTATAATGTTGTTACACCACAATCTGAACCTATTTCCACTAAGGATATTGGTTCGGCCCCAAAATCTGATGGATCTGATGAAGCTAACGTGTGGTATAATGAGGATGTTCGTTTAACATCGTTTCAACTTACGCCTCAGATTACTTCTTCTAAATCTTTGAGTATACATCAGTTTTTGAAAGGTATAGCCAAGAATTTGGTTTACGCCGTGGTTCCTACTCAACCATTTAAATGCATGGTTATGCGACTTACGTGCCTTAAGGGTAATAAGTATGTTGTCAACAATCATTGCATTCCTCAACAGACTGGAGTCTCAACTATGCGTATCAGGCAATGTAATAGCTCGGGTGGTATCTCTTCTGATATTAATGTGAGTTTCACTGAATCTGATGTCGTTCGTTATCCCAAGACTGATCTCTGTATCATCACTCTGAATCAGATGCCTCCTAAAAAAGGCATCATGCAATATATACCAGAGAGCGATATTAATGTTGCTTTTGATGGTATTCAGGCTAAAAGGGATCTTACTGGTGAAATAACTCATATGAGTCTGAAGAGAATTCGTACTATTCGCCGACCAGTTAAACTCCCCGGTTTCGATGATATAGTCATTAATTCCGTTCCGGAGTTTATGTCTGAGAATGGTGATTGTGGTTCACTCATTATTGGTGATACTCCTAAGGGATATATTATACTTGGTATTCATGCTTTGCGTCACAACAAAGTACATGAGATCATAGGTGTTCCCCTTACAAAGGATCGTCTCAATGTTGGTGATGAGATTGGTGTTTCCGCACCACTTTTATCGTCTCAGTCTAAGGAGCGCAATTTGTTGCCTTTGCATCCCAAATCGGTATTTCGGTATATTGATAAGGGTTCCTGCAATATTTTTGGTTCCTTTGATGGTTTTCGGCCCACACCAAAATCTATGGTTACTATCACTCCTATGTTACCATTTCTTTCTCCGCATGGTTATAAAGTTAAATACTTTAAGCCTATTATGAGAGGATGGAAGCCTTGGCGAATAGCTGCTATGGATATGGTTGAACCTGTGACTCACTTTCGAACAGATGTGTTAGAAAGTGTTAAGTTTGAGTTTTGGGAGGATATTCGTTCACGAATAACTCCTGAGCAACTTGATTCTATCCATGTTCTTGATGATTTCACAGCTCTGAACGGGGCTTGTGGTGTTAAGTTCATTGATAAAATGAATACAAAAGCATCAGCAGGCAACCCGTGGAAAAAGAGCAAGGAATATTTTCTTGAGCCTTTGGAGGAACAGCGTGGCTATCAGAATCCACTTGCTGTGAATGAAGAAATTCAGTCTCGCATGGATGATATGCTTCGGCGATATCTCGAAGGTGATAGGGTTTATCCCAACTTTTGTGCTCATCTCAAGGATGAACCAGTTTCCCTTAAGAAGGCCACCATGGGTAAAACCCGTGTTTTTGCTGGGGCTCCTCTTGATTGGTCTTTACTTGTGAGGAAATACTTTCTTTCACATGTTAAATTGATACAGGAGAACCGTTTCATTTTTGAAGCTGGATGCGGGACTGTTGTTCAGTCGTACCAGTGGACTGACATGCATGATTATTTGGTCAAACATGGCTCAGACAGAATTGTTGCTGGCGACTATAAATCTTTTGACAAAAAGATGAGTCCTCTCTTCATTCGAGCTGCGTTTGATATTCTTATTGATCTTGCACAAGAATCTGAATGTATATCACCCAGTGATCTATTGGTTATGCGAGGAATAGCGATCGATACTGCTTACCCCCTAATTGATTTCAATGGTGATTTGGTGGAATTTTTTGGTTCTAATCCCTCTGGGCATCCTCTCACTGTTATTATTAACAGTCTCGTGAATTCTTTGTACATGAGATATGTTTATCGCATGTTGAATCCACAGGGGTGGGATTTACCCTTATTACATTCCAGCACGCGTTTCAAAGAATCGGTTTCTTTGATGACGTATGGTGATGATAATATCATGTCTGTAAGTGAAGAATGCTCATGGTTTAATCATGTGGCAATTTCTGGTGCTTTCAATGATATGGGTATTGTTTATACCATGCCGGATAAGGAATCTGATTCTGTCCCTTATGTTTCCATCTACTCTTCTTCTTTTCTTAAAAGATCTTGGGTTTGGAACGATGAGGTAGGAGCTTATTTGGCTCCTCTTGATCATGATTCAATTGAGCGCCAGCTCACTGTTTGGGTTGCTTCGACTTCAATTTCGGAGTCTGAGCAGGCCCTTGAAGTGATAACTGGAGCTGGTCGAGAATACTTCTTTTATGGGAGAGAAGTATTTGAAGAGAAACAAATCCTATTAAAGGAAGTTGCTACCCAATTGGGGTTAGAAGCTTACTTTAGACCTACTTCATTTTTACCTTTTGATGTTCTCAAAGCGTTGTTTTGGGACTCTTCTGATGATTGTGAAGCGAAAACGGCGTTTGAGGAAACGTCGCAATTAAACCAAAATTCCTCTCTCAATGACAGTTACTGCTCTCATCAAGGTGTCGACGATGAGGGAGAATGGGTTGTTGAGGATTCTCACCAGGGCGTTCCCCAAAGTTCCTATTTAGGAATGGATCGGTTGGATCCACAGGACACAAGTGACGGAGTGAATTCTGAGTCAGATCACTCTTGTCGAGATTTATTGACTTAACAAGAACAATGCAATAAAATCCTGTTATGCAGGTCTCAACCATGAGTTAAATGGTCTTCTTGATCTAGGAGAGTTAGATTACACATTACAATCTAGTGAGGTCGATATGGTAGCGCCTAGAACCTCACAAAAAGGTTCTGGGGAGAACAAAGAGCAAACCGTGACCTTTACCGATAATAATCAGGGTACGATGGTAGATCTCTCTACTACTATACCCAATTTATCCACTGATAATCCTGAAATTTTACGATTGAACGAGTATTTTTCTCGTCCAGTTAAAATTGATGGTTTTTCAATTGCATTGGGAACTCCAATAAATAGATCCATTTTCCCCTGGTCGCTGTTTTTTAGCAATGCCATCATAGGTAGAAAGTTGGACAATTATTTTGGTATTCGCTGCAACCTCCATATAAAGATAGTGGTTAATTCCACACCTTTTGTATATGGGGCTTTGAGAGCTTCTTATAGGGCATTGCCACTATTTGATACCGCTCCTATCGCAGCAGGTGATGAAACTATTCTTGAGTCACAGCGACCCGGTATATGGATTTACCCTCAATCCAATCAAGGAGGAGAAATGGTGCTACCATTCCTTTTCCAAAGAAGTTGGCTTAATGCGACCCGAGCTACGGATTTTGACGATATGGGTGAATTGATTTACAGAACGTATGTCACCACTCTGTCCGCCAATACATCTGTGGGAGCCAATGTGGACGTTGTCACCTATGCTTGGGCATCTGACGTTGAATTATTGGGATCCACTGATGAATTATCATTGCAGTCTACCCCACAAAAAGATGAATATGCTATGGATGGGGTCATTTCCCGCCCTGCATCTTCAATAGCCAAGGTGGCAGATACTTTGTCAGGTGTCCCTGTCATAGGCCCTTTTGCAACAGCCACTAGTATGGCTGCTACGGGAATAGGTAAAGCTGCTGCTTTACTTGGATATTCAAAAACAAAAGATGTTTCGGACGTCCATTACATGAAGCCTTCTGCGTTACCTAATTTGGCTGCGCCTGACCTACCTGAATCTATAGATAAGTTGACGCTTGATGCCAAAAATGAATTGTCTATAGATCCTCGTGTTACTGGATGTTCTCCGGATGATCCTATGAATCTTGCTGCTTTTGCTGCCCGAGAAGGTATCTTTGCTGCTGTTTCATGGCCTGAAACTGCTGCGACAGGTGCTAATCTGATCAATTGGGGAGTACATCCCGGTTTAGTTGCCACTACTTCTATAGCTTCTGCTGAGAGACATGCAATGCTTCCTTCTTGTTTCGCTTCCCAGTGTTTTCAATATTGGAGAGGAGATATGATATATCGAGTTAAGATCATCGCATCTCAATACCATCGTGGACGGTTGCAAATTTCATGGGATCCAAGAAAACCAACTTTCAATAAGATCACTGATATTTCTGCTAGTGTTTACAACACTATTATGGATATAGGTGAAAATACTGAATTGGAGTTTCGTGTTCCCATGTCTCAAACTGTTCAGTTTTTGGAAACAATTGTTCCTCCCACTGAAATTCATAAGACTGGAGCAGCCATCTTTAATACCGATACCAATATTGTCTACAACGGATATATAACGGTAAAGGTTCTTACTGAATTGTCTTCTCCTACTGGCTCAGCCCCAGCCTCCGTTATTTTCTCCGCGCGAGCAGGAGACAATTTTGAGTTCGCTGGTCCTATAGAGCCAGATTACAATTTCTCACCTTATACACCTCAAAGTATGGAGATGGAGTATAATATGGATGGTGAAATTGAAATTGGTGGTGGGAGCACCCGCACAGATCCAAGTCTATCAACTGTTTACATGGGCGAGAAAGTTCCTTCTATCAGAACTTTATGTCAGCGATCATGTGCTTATGCGACCGTACCTTTTGTTGTTCCTTCTAGCACTCTTTATACAGGGTTTTCTACTTGGCGGCATCATCGGTTACCACTGTACCCGGGTTACGATCCGCTCGGTAGTTCCGCAGCAGTTGGTTTAAACTCAGGTGTTTCTGAGGATTACAACTGGGTTGGTTGGAGCTATATGACCTGGTTCTCATTGTGTTATGTTGGCCAAAGGGGTGCAGTCAATTATTATTTGATGCCCTCTTCCCAAATGGACGTGATGCCCCAGCTCATAGCCACTCGATCCGAGACTACTGCGACTTCATTTACTCTTGAGGGCCAGATATCTGCAGAAGGGAACACGCGCAATACCATAAATGCTATGGCTCGCCGTCTTTTCTTTTCTTGTAGAGGGGTTGCTGTCAGCCATGCCACTTCAAATGGCACCCTTTCTTTCTCATTACCACTTTATTCGAATTACAAGTTCATTTCTAATTCTTCTGCAACTCGCTCGAGAGGTACGAATCGAACTGTAGATAATACGGATAAAGATGGCTTTGAGGTTCATGCTTTCATGTCTAAAGGTACTACTGTCTCGCCGACTCTGTTGGCATTTGTCAGTGCTGGTCCCGACTTTTCGTTGGTATATTTTCAGAATGTGCCATCGATGTATCGGTATACAGCTGACCCTATTCCCTCTTGAGGGAATTCTTGGGACCTTGGGAAGGTCCTTATAAATATATCCCCCCTTCCTCAGGGAGATAGAGGTCATTTATCTGACTTTGGGAAGGTCAAATCAAAAGAAATTTCCCACCGAACTCAGGTTAAACGAGTACTTTATATCAGGTTGATCGCTAGATATAATTTTAGAAAAGATCTCAAACTCATTTAAACTAGTGAGTATAAATAATGATAGTTATCCCAACCGGGCGACGGTTGGGGGCAAATATGTCTAACATTGCCCAATTCGCAGAACATGTAATCTCGCAAGAGATGCTCACATGGAGTTTTTTACGTACCCTGCGAATTTCGCAGGCGAAAATTTTTGCTCTATCAATAGTGTGAGTCGCCATATTTTACGAGTTTTGGCAGCGGTTGTCGC